ATCATCAACGCACATCGACAGCATCACGTCGGCTATACCGATGACGACCAACTCTGCCGTGTCCTGGCGCATGAACGCGCCAGGTACGGTCTGATTTGTGTGTAATTCAACAAGAAACTGTCGCAGCAGACGCGCTGTATCTTGTACAGTTCTCAAAGTTCTGGGCGACATATCAGGACACTTTCTTGATCGTGAGGGTTGACTGCCGCTTGGAATAAGCCGGCTTGGCTGGCGTCACTTTTTCAGGTTGCGCCTGGTAGTGACGCATCGGCCATTTCACCTCGTAGTCGCCGATGCGACCAGTTTCATGGTTGCCCAGCAGTTCCTTCAGCACCAACTCAACGTCATCCTTAGTGGCATCACACGCTTTCTTCGCCTGCGATGCGGCGTGGTGCGCCTCTACCAGTTCCAAAATATCGACATCATCGATGGCGGCCGGCAGATTAATCACCGGCTCGCTATTATCGACTGTCGGCCAGATAATATCGCAGTCGGCTGAACTCTCGGCGGGGTAATATTCCCGCTCTTCCAAGCGCCGCTCGAAATCCAAAACGGCGTCGGCAATCTGTGTCATCAGCTTGGGGTTGGTGGGATAGACGAAGATCCGCAACTCGACGCCGCCATACAGCACCCCGATCGCGGCATACGACAACCCGGTACACATCATGCAACCCTGCACCTGCACCGGGCCACGGAACGGCGCCGGCACCAACTCAGCATCGGCGCGGGTCAGCTTGCTCTCCATCACAATGTCGCTGTTGAGCGTGACCGCGTCGGCCCCAATGACATAGATGCCATTGGCAGGGTCATGCTTGATGACCTGACCACTGGCATGCCCTACCCCATCGAGGCTGGCGGCCAGCGGCAGCGTCGGGTGACTGAACCCCTGCTTTGGCTCGTACCATCCGTCCAGCCCCAGACGGTCTGCCATCTCTTGCATAATGACCGGCTCGAGGCGGTTGCCCCAACCCGTGGCCTCGTTGCCTTCCCAATCAATCGGGGTGCCATCCCGCTCCATCAGGCACCGGTTCAATGCATCGTTTCTCGTTGACCATGGCGATACGCCCATGATTGCGGGTAGCACGGAACATGATGCGTGACGACCATCTGTTAGTTTACCTACCATTAATTTTTCGCTCCTGTAGGTTTGTGGAACTGTGGACGTGATTATCTTTCAGTCGATATGCCAACTCGGTCGCAATCTCTAAACGACTAGCCGGCGGGTAGTTAGGTGACGCCAAGGCGGCACGAAGGTCTGCCTCTGTGAATTTTTGAAGATCGTGGGTCATGACGGCACCCGCCCGGTGATGATCTGTTGATCGAGTTCAAAGAGGCGGTCGCGGATCTCGCGGAACCTTTCCCAGAACGGGTGGTCATGGAAGTAGTGCGTGGGATCGGCCTGCATATCTTGCAGTTTTTGCCAGAACTGCGCCCGGTAGCGGTGCAGATCCATCAGATCGACAGCCTTATCTGCCCCTTTTGCCGAGGCACAACATGCTGATATTGCTGTCGATTTATCTGAATATAAATTATGCGACTTTAACGGATATGCTTGTATTTTTATCAAGGCCTTGCCCCCAAGTATTGATAATCAACTTCTCAAACGGTTGAGATTATTCTACCACAAGATTATGTGGTCTTGCCCTTGTATTTGCTGCCGCGCTTCAGATCCATCGAGGCCCATGTGCAGTGCATTCTGGCCTCGAGGATCTTCGCCGTAATCCGCTGCTCATGTGCAGCGATCTCGGCCAGATCGTCAGCAAGTTTTCGTAGGATGATTGCGGCTGAGTGGATATCGTCCAAGCAAACCATCGGCACGGTGATGCGGGTGCATTCGCTCTGGAAATACACAGCACTGTTCCGTTTAGGCACATCGTGATGCATATATCATGTCCCCCTTTTCATTATATTTGACACCTGTGACGGATGCCACACCTCGCCGCCCCTCGGTGTCTTGATGCCCCTGTTCTGCAATGCTCTCGCAATTTCGCGCAGTGTTGTAGCAGCACCGCTTTCAATCAGTGAAGAAATAATAGGTTTAACGTTAGAAGCATATTTGTCGGCCTTTTGAACCTTTACCTTATTCCCGGCCTTACTGCCGATCTCTGGGGTTGGTGAGCCGAGTTCCGCGCCCCGCGCTTTGAGGGCGGCCAAGGCCGCCTTTGTACGCTCCGAAATAACCTCGCGCTCATGCTCGGCGACGGCCGCCAGGATATGGATCGTCAGCTTGTTCGCTTCAGGCATATCGCAGCAGATGAAGTCGATACGATCTTCCATCAACTTGGTGACAAAGTGAACATTGCGGTATAACCGATCGAGCTTGGCGACGATCAATGTTGCCTTGTGTTTCTTACAGGCGGCGATCGCTGCTTCCAATTGCGGCCGGTGCTTTTTGCCAGATCCGCTTTCGACTTCGACAAATTCTTCGACCAATGACCAGTTCCCGCCGTTCAGATATTCAGCCACGGTCTTGCGCTGGGCATCGAGGCCGAGGCCTGACTGTCCCTGCCGCAAGGTGCTGACCCTGTAATATGCTACGAACTTACCATTGTGCTGTGCCACGATCGGTCACCCTTAATTTGAAAATGCCAAAACGACGATCTCTTTAATTTCCTTCAGCCGGAGATTTTTACGGCTGTTGATCTTCTGCACGATCTCTTCAGATATTGTCTGGCTGAAGTGCGGCTTGAAGATCCATCCCTTGCGACTGCTGAACAGCCAGCCAACCTGGTGAAAGTTTACAATCACCTTGTGCATCCCGACGTCTGATCTTTGAAATGCAATGGACATTTAATCGCTCCTCTCTCGGTATGCCCATCTTGTACCAATCTTGTACCATCACTGTCAAGTACCCAAATGGTACTAAAATAGTACAAGTCGGTTCTTGACAAAAAAATCGTCCTCGTCCATAGATGTACAGTTCTCAAACGGACCCACACACAACATCTAGGAATTTGACGTGGCAAAAAAGATCCAAACCCAACTCTGGTTATCGGCTTCGACACACGCCGCGCTAAAAAAAGTCGCGGCCAGAGAAGGTTTGTCGATGACGCAACTGGCCGACGACATCCTGACCCAGTATCTGCCGCAGCGTGACGCTGACGCCATCGATCGGCTCAAGCGGATCGCCCAGCTTGCGGGTCAGACAGCATGAGCGGCGTGATCGGGATCGACCCCGGCCTCAGTGGCGCGATCGCTCATTACTTTGATGGCGTCATCGCCACCTATGATATGCCGACCTTCGCTGTTACCAAAGGCAAGAAGATCCGACGCGAAGTCGACGCGGTGCAGATGGCAACTATCATCGCAAATCATCAACCGGATCATCTAATCCTCGAGCAGGTCAGCGCGATGCCGGGTCAAGGCGTCACGTCGATGTTTAACTTTGGCAGGTCGTATGGCGCCGTCGAAGGCGTCGTTAGTGCGCTTCGCATTCCCCTCACCCGCGTCACGCCGCAGCGGTGGAAGTCGGCCATGCACCTGTCGTCCGACAAGGGCGAGAGTCGCCGACGCGCCACGCAATTATTCCCAGACTATGCAGATCAATGGTCCCGCGTAAAAGACGACGGCCGGGCCGAGGCGGCGCTGCTCGCATTCTATTTGGCAAAAGGTTTTAACCAGTGAACCGCTCCGACATCCTGGCGCAAGCCGACGAACTCATCACAGAGACACGCGCCGCGCAGCATGGTGACGCGGCAAAGCAATTCCATAAGATCGCAGACCGATGGGCAAATATCCTTGGCGTCGATGTCAGCGCCGAGGAAGTCATCCTGATGCTGATCGACCTCAAGATTGTCAGAACTATTCACGCACCCAGACGCGCCGATAACTGGCGCGACATCATCGGCTATGCCGCACTGGGCGCAGAGATTGCAAAGGCAACAGACGAATGAATGTACGAAACGTATCTACTAAATGGAAAAATGATGACACCGCCTACCTGTCGTTCGACCTGGCGCACGGCCCGACCACAATGTTCTTCGACATCGAGGGCGAGATCCTCATCGAAAAGACAACGGACGGCACCAACGTCATCCGAGAAGTCGGGCTGTGGGGTCAGGATAATGGTCAGGACACCCTGATTGATGTCGATACCAAGCTGCCTGACTGGCTATACCAGGCCGCCAAGACAGCCGCCGACATCGCCATCTCTAAACTTCTTTAACCCATCCACACCCGGTCAATGCCTTGGCACCGGGCGTCTACCTGTCACAAAGACCAGGGCGCAATTGAAGGATAAAGGAACACACAATGCCCCTTCACCTCTCCTCCGGCGGCGACTTCCAGCCGTATATTAATTTCAAAGCATCAATCTCGACCTGGGAAATGTCAAAGGATGGCGGCGCCCAGCCGTTCACCTTTACCCAGGCGATCGCCGACATCGAGAACATCCAGCAGGGCTGGGGTCTGTTCGGTGAAGGTATGGCACCACAATGGGTGTGGGATGAGGCCGACGACGACTATCGACGCAAGCCCGGTGAGGGTGAGTGGAAGCGCGGCATCAGCCTCAAGTTCTTCAGCCCCAAGCTGTTCGGCGATGACCCGATCCGCGAGTTGGCATCGACCGGCACCGGCACCTGCATGGGCATCGAGAACCTGTACAATGAGTACGAGGCCAGCGCCGGCAACAACCCGGGCAAGGTTCCGGTTGTCGCGTTCGAGGGCGTCACGCCTAAGAAAGTCGGCAAAGGCAATACCGTCATCCCCAACCTGAAGATCGTCAAATGGGTCAATCGGCCGGCAGCACTGGCCGGTGACGATACAGAAACAGCGGCGGTTGCGCCCTCTCCCGCCGCTGCCGCACCGGCGCCAAGCATCCCAGCACCAGCGCCGGCCGGTGACGAAGAGTTCTAACCCGCTCTTTGTCAGATGCCGCCGGTGAGTTGGGTGACCCGGCGGCATCAATAAAGAGCGAATTAAACCGAGGGCATAATGTTGGCACACGCACATCAACCGGATCCACAGGTCATCGCCGACTTTTTCGAGCGGCTATACAGCCATGTCATGATCGATGGGCAGATCGAGATCGCCTACACCCTGCCCGACAGCAAGTCGCCCAAGCAGGCGAGGATGTTTCCGGTCGAGGATTATGCCGAGGCGGCCGACTTCGCAGCGCAGACCAATGCGACACCTGGGCAGAATGTCTACTTTGGACCCGGCCTGCGCCGCACCAACCTGCCGCATTCCCGTGGTGGTGATGCCGACGTCATTGCATTATACACCTTGTTCGCCGACTTCGATGATGACGGGGCCAGCGCGGCCGCCACCGCGAAGATGAAGGAACTCGGCATCGAGGCGCCAATCACCGTTGTTACCGGCCGGCACCCGCACCTCAGATCACATAAGTATTTACCCTTAGTCGAACCCATCCGCGACCACGCCCTGATGCGGAATGCCCTCGCCCACGTCGCCACGCTGCTCGACGGTGACCCAGCTTGTAAGAACGAAAGCCGCATCATGCGTATCCCCGGCTCAGTCGCATGGCCCAAGAAAGAGGGGCGGCTGACCGAGATGACAGAATTGCATATGCCGCACGGTCGCCGGCAGCAGTTTAATCTGGGCGAGATCACCCGGCATCAGGTAACGCCACAGATGGCACTCTCAGCGCCCAGAAATGACCATGCAGGCGCCACGAACGCTGTTCAGCACCATACCCTGCACATACGCAATGGCGTCGATGCACAGGCCGCAAAAGACAGGATGCTGCAAGGCGATCATTGGCACCACAATATGGTCGCCATCACCGCCCATCTTGTCGCCACAGATCACACTGATGAAGCAATACAGGACTACCTCGCCGATACCACCCTGCCCGGCTACACGCAGCAACAGACAATCGCCGAGGTTCAAGAGGCGATCGACGGGGCAAGGCGCAAAGGTTATGCGCCGGAGCCTACCCTCGCCCACAAGGCGGCGACTATCATCAAACAGGAACAAGAAGCCGAGAAGAACAGCGATTGGGACGCCGGCAACGCCGACAATCATATCCCCATCACATGGTTCGGCGACATCGAGGCCTCAACAGATACACAGGACTTTGTCGAGGACACCTTGGGAATCGGCCAGATGTCGGTGGTTTATGGTGAAAGCAACAGCGGCAAGACATTCTTTGCCTGCGATCTGGCCCTGCACACGGCAATGGGATGGGCTTGGCGCGGCAAGGAAACAGACCAGACTGGCGTGATATACCTGGCACTCGAGGGAAAGCACGGCATCACCAACCGAATGATTGCATTCCGCGACCACTACAAAGACAAAATGCAGGGCGAGATACCGCCGTTCGGCATCATCACCACATCAGTCAACCTACTCGACCCAGAGGCCGACACATCCCGCTTGATCGACAGTATTAAAGCGGCAAATGAAAAGATGCCACGCCCTGTCGGTCTGATCGTCATCGACACACTCAGCCGAGCCATAAGTGGCGGCAATGAAAATAGCCCAGATGATATGGGGGCGATCGTCATTAACTCTGACCGGATCCGGCAGCAAACCGGGGCGCACGTCATGTTTATCCACCACAGCGGCAAGGATCAGGCCAGAGGGGCTAGAGGCCATAGCCTGCTCAGAGCCGCCACAGATACCGAGATCGAGGTCAGGAGAGAAGGCGACACAGTATCGATCGCCGCGGTAAAGAAGCAGCGCGAGTTCGAGGGCGGTCAAGAATACCCATTCGGCCTCAAGCAGGTCGTCCTGGGCCTCAATAAGCGCGACAAAGAGGTCACGTCATGCGTCGTGGTCGCCGACGTCGAAGCGCCGGCGCGGAAAGGGCGTAAGGCCCAGCCATCAGGCAAGAACCAGCGAATTGTCCTAAAAGAACTCGCAAATATTATGACGACGGACAGCGCAGAACACCGGCATATGCCAGCATTTGGAAATATCAAATGCGTCAGTGAGGATAGCCTGCGCTTCGCTGTCTATAAAAGGCTATCTGGTGACCCCAAAAACAAGGCGACGACGTTCAACCGGGCATTGGATGGGCTGGTCGATAGTGAGTTCGCATGGCGTGATGGCGAGTGGATTTGGAGTGTCGATCATGGGTGATTTACATGCCGGCTGCATACACTGCAAAAGCTGCAAAACAGGAAATGCAGTATTTGCAACAAACGCAGGCCTACGCTGCATTTACTGCATTCCTCTATATAGAATGCAGAATGCAGTGTCCGTAGTTGGGGGTAAAAGTGAAGGATATTAAGAAACCCGACCCAATCACTAATCCACTCGTCGTCGGTGACGTCGATGCCGGCATCATCTACTCGGCCCTGCAGCCGCTCGACCAGATCGCCAACGAGATGGAATGCAAGTGGGGCGTCGGCAGATTGGAGCGGCTGGTGTCGGTCGAGACTGCGGCAAAGTTCGGGGCGGCCAGGGAGAAGCTGAATGCCGCCATCGAGGCACAGGATTCTGACGAGGTCGTCAAACGGGCGAAGGTGATGTGTCGGGCGTGGCAGCACTCGATGCCGAAG